CGCCCTACAACGGGGTGGAGCTGGCCGAGCTCGATTTCGAGCAGACCGCCGATACGATGTATCTGGCCCATATCGACCATGCGCCGGCCAAGCTGGTGCGCGCGGGGCATACCGACTGGTCGTTTCGCGCCGTGGCCTTTGCCCCGACGGTGGCGGCGCCGGCCGGCTGCTATGCCTGGGCAACGATTGCCAACACCGACAGCAGCAACGGCAATGCCGCCTATTTCCCGCAGCCGGCCACCTACTGCGTGACGGCCGTGAACGACGACACGGGCATGGAAAGCCGCGCCAGCACACCGTCATCGGCCACCAACGACCTGACGCTGAAGCGCAATTTCAACACGATCACCTGGACGGCGGTGGACGGGGCAACGCGTTACAACGTCTACAAGGCCGACAATTCGCAGTTCTTCGGCTATATCGGCACGACGCAAACCACCACGTTCCGCGACGACAACATCGCCCCAGGGCTGGACCGCGCGCCGCCGCAGGGAGCCAATCCCTTTTCCGGGGCGAACGACTATCCTTCCACCGTGACGCTGTTCGAACAGCGCGCAGTGTGGGCGCGCACGCGCAACGTGCCGCATGGCATCTGGACCACGCGCAGCGGCCAGCTGGAGAACATGGACCGCTCCCGGCCGTTGCGCGCCGATGATTCGATGGCGTTCACCATCGTGGCGGGGCGGGTCAATTCGGTGAACCAGCTGGTCACCACCACCAGCCTGCTGGCGCTGACTTCGGACAGCGTGTTTCATATCGATGGCGATGGTTCCGGCGGCGTGCTGGACGCGACCCGCGCGCCGGCAACGCGGCGCCAGATCGGGCGCGGATCGTCGCGGCTGTCCCCTCTGGTGATCGACAATGTGGTGTTCTACCAGCCCAGCGTGGGCCGCACGGTGCGCACGATCGGCTATGATTTCACCATCGACGGCCTGAAATCCAACGACGTCTCGATCTTTTCGCCGCACTTCTTCGAAGGAATGGGCATCGTTTCCTGGTGCTATGCCCAAGAGCCGCGCAGCGTGATCTGGGCGGTGCGCGAGGATGGCAAGCTGGCCTGCTTCACCTGGGAGCAGGAGCAGAACGTGTGGGGCTGGACCCTGTGCGAAACCGACGGCAAAGTGCTTTCGGTGTGCTGCATCGCCGAGGGCGGCGAGGACCGCGTCTACCTGGTGGTGGAGCGGGACATCGCCGGCACGACCCGCCGGTTCGTGGAGCGCATGGCCAGCCATGCCTGGTCCGACGTGCAGGATGCCTGCTATCTCGATTGCGCCGTGAAGGGGGCTTTTGATGAGCCGCGCACCAGCTTTACCGGGTTGTGGCACCTGGAAGGGCGCAGCGACATTGCCGGGCTGGTGGATGGGGTGGCGGTTGCGGGCCTGACCGTCAGCAACGGCACGATCACCTTGCCCGCCGGCATGGGTGGCGCCACCCGCGTGACCTTTGGCATTCCCTATCAGGTGGATGTGGAAACGCTGCCACTGCGCCTTTCGACCGCCAGCGGCAGCAGCGTGGGGCGGATCTGCCAGGCAAGCGAGGCCGTGCTGACTCTGGCGGATACGCGCCAGATCGAGGCAGGCATCGATGCCGACCACCTGTTCCCGGTGAAATCGCGCAAGGACGAGGCGTGGAACGCGCCCGATGCGCTGATGGACGGGGAATTCCTGGTCAATCTGGACAACCGCGCGCGCGATGACTGCGCGATCTGGATTCGGCAGACCGCGCCGTTGCCCTTCACCATGCTGGGCGTGGCGATCGACCCGGTGCTGGGCGGATGACTGCCGGCCAGCATGACGGCGTGCAGTTGGTGCCGGCCCATGCCCGCCACGTCGGTTTTCTGGCCCGGCACATGCGCGCGATCGACAAGGCCGAATGCCGCGCCATGGGCCGCGAGCCCAAGGCAGCGCTGCGCCATGGCCTGATCGCCTCGACCCGCTGCTGGACCGCGCTGGTCCATGGCCAGCCCCACGCGATGTTTGGCGTGGTGGTGGAATCGGCGCTCACCGGGCGCGGCGTGCCCTGGTTCCTGGGCACCAACGAGGTCTGGCGCCATGGGCGCACCCTGCTGCGCCTGGGCCCGCCGATCCTTTCTGCAATGCACGATTCAAGCGCCGTGCTGGCCAACCTAGTGTCTGCCGGCAACTCCCGGGCGATCCGCCTGCTCGAACGCTGGGGGTTTGCCGTGGACGATGACACCGTGCCGGTGGGCGGGATGGCCTTTCGCCGCTTTGCCCGCCGCCGCCCCGCCCTTTCCTCCCTGAAACAGGAGACGATCTGATGTGCGGCCCTGCCCTTCCGATCATTGCCGCCGGCCTTGCCGTGGCCGGCCAAGGCATCAGCACGGTCAGTGCGATGCACCAGGCCCAATACCAGCGCCAGGCCGCCTTGCGCCAGGCCGAACTGGAACGCAGCGCCGCGCGCGATGCCCAGGATGAAACCGCCCGCGCCATCCAGGACCAGTATCGCCAGATGGGCGCCGAGGAAGGCCGCCAGCGCGTGGCCGCCGCGGCCGGCGGCGTGGGCGTAGATTTCGGCACGGCGGCCGAGGCGGTGGAAAGCACCCGGCTGGTGGGCAATGCCCGCGTGACCGATCTGGCCACACAAGGCGCCCGCGCCGTGCGCCAGGCCGATGCCGGCGCCGCCTTTGCCATGGGCCGCGCCAGCGCCGCGTCGGCGCAGCGGCAGACCGCGTTGATGAGCGGCCTGGTCGACATGGGCCAATCGGTGCTTTCGGGCGCGCGCCAATATGGCGCGATGCGCGCCCGCATCGGCTGATCGCGGCCACCTTTCACCATTTCCTTTTCGTTTGCGCGTTGCCCCGCCCGCCTGGGCGGCCTGCCCCCGCGCGCCTTGCAGGGACACCTTTGCCATGGCCGTTTCCACCACCAACGCCTATGACGGGCCGTTCAGCGCCAATGGCGTGACGCGCTCCTTCCCCTTCACGTTTACCGCCCAGAGCACGGCCGACGTTGCCGTGCTGCTCGACGACCAGCCGATCACGGCGGGCTATTCGGTCGAGCTCTACGAGGGCGGTGGCGGCACGGTGACTTTTGCCGTGGCGCCCGGCCCCGGCAAGCTGGTGGTGTGGCTCGATCCCGATTTCACCCAGACGACGGCGTTCGAGAACGGTTCGGCCTGGCTGGCCGCGCCGGTGAACCTGGCCAACGACCGCGCCGCGCTGCGCGACCAGGCGCTGTCGCGCGATCTCAAGCGCTGCATGCGCATTCCCCTGGGCGAGAATGCCGGCACGCTGCCATCGGCGGCCAAGCGCAAGGGCAAGTTCTTTGCCTTTTCCCCGATCGACGGCACGGCCGTGCTGGCCGATGCCGTGAGCAACGATGCACTGCTGCGGGCCGACATGGCCAGCACCGATGCCAACAAGGGTGCCACGCTGGTGGGCATGCCGGGCGGCGGGACGCTGAACGACGTGATCGTGCCCTGTGCCACGCGCAGCGCCATGTCCACCCGCACCAATCGTTCGATCATGGCCTATCTGCTGGAAAGCGGGCGGCAGGGGTATTTCTACTTCTCTGCCACCAATCTGGCCGCCGCCGTCACGGCCGATCCGGCGCAGGCATTCTTTGTGCCGCCGAGCACCGATCGCAGCGGTGCCAGTGGCGCCTGGGTGCGCGCCGGTGCCTCGGACGCGATCGCCGACGTGCGCTGGTTCGGCGCTGTGGGCGATACCAACACCGATGACAACACTGCGATGCAGGCGGCCATCGCCTGGCTCAATGCCAAGCGCGGGCGCACCCTGCAGGTCCCCACGACCACCGGCGCCTTCACGTTTTCCGACGACCTGGTGATCTTGCAGAACAACGCCAGGATCGAGGGCGTGGGCGGCGGCTATGGCCGGCTGCGCGGCAACAACGGGGCGCGCATCGTGCTGGGCCGGGCCATTCCCGGCGATCCCGACACGGCCGGCAAGATCACCAAGACCGGCACCAAGGTGGCCTATTGCACGCTGTCTTCGCTGGCGATCCAGCCGCAGGGCAACCATCCGCGCGAATGCGTGCTGCTGGACTATGCCGACAGCACGCTGATCGAGATGTGCGACATCGGCCCCGCCACGCAGGATGGCAGCACCTTTACCATCGGGATCAAGACCAACTGGGTGCAGTGGGTCTATGTCGACCGCAACCAGATCAACGTGAACGGCGCCTGCCTGTGGCTGCGCCGCCCGACGACGCACACCCAGAACGAAGACCATTTCCACATCACCCGTAACCAGCTCTACATCGGCAAGATCGCGCCCACCGATGGTTCCACGCCCGCCAACATCGTGATCGAGGGCGATCCGAACTGCGGCTATGCCATGTTCGAATTCGAACTGCGCGGCAACCACATCGGCAAGTTCCTTTCCGGCAGCACCGCCGCCACCACGATGACCGGTGGCCTGCGCCTGGTGGGTACCGATGCCAGCGGCGACTATCGCAGCCTGCACAACGCCTGCGTGCGCGACAACTTCTTCGAATACGTCAATTATCCGATCGATTTCGCGCGCGGACTGGTGGGCGCGAGCGACACGAGCGCGATCGACTTTTCGGGCAACTGCGTGCTTTCCGCCACGCTGGTATTCCACGGCACCGGCACGACCAAGGCGACTGCCACGCTGGGGGCCAACTATTTCCTGCAGTGCGATACACTGGTCGACGGGGTGAAGTG